GGTGAGGATGGCCTTGTGACGGATCAAACTTTTCTCCGCCATTAAGAACATCGTATTGGCCACCGCTTTCACCGCCGTAAATGCCCTTTACAACTTGCTGTTGTACAGGATCCATGTCTTCCAAGTTTTGTGGCGCAATCTTATATTGCAATTTGCTATCTAAACCACCGTCATCACCAACGACGTTGCCTTCGCTGCCGTCGTGATGTTCACGGCCAATAACGCCGCCTCTTGCTGCAAACATAGCCATTACCGCAGGAATTGCTTCCGCAGCCGTTTGGCCAACCTTCATAAGCGCGGCAATATCACCAAGCCCACCACCGCCTGGCGGTGTTGTTGGCGAAGCTTGTGCAAGCTTTAATTCAGCAGGGCTTTTTTCTCCGCTCTGAACAACCTTTTCCATAGGGTCATCAGAGCTATATGGCGTATCGCCACCAGATTCGCGATGAAGACGGGCAATGCCGCCGCGATAAAGATCTTCTGGACGAGCAATAGGCATAGGCGTTCCGGCTTCTGCCAAAGGATATTGGCTAAGATCGGTCGGCGTAGGCGACACCATCTCTTTAAGCCCCTTGTAGTCGCCATAAAGTTCTTTACCCGAACGGGCCAAACCAGCAGCTTCTTGAAGTGTATTGTCGTTTTGCTGATGAGCAGCATTAGCCATCATTAATTGATGAACAGGAACGGATCCGGTGGGAACAATACCCTTACCACCGCCAGGCAAACTGCCCGCAGCATGGCCGTAAATACCTTTACCGGCGAAAGGAGCAAACGCATCTTGTTGTGCCGCAAGAGCGGCTTGCATTTGGTCTGAACCGCCAACAACATTACCTTCTGAACCGTCATGGTGTTCACGCGCAATGCCGCCATAATAGAAATGACCACGATGAGCTGCATTAGATGTTGCCTTGTCGTAGTCAACGTACTTTAATCCACCCTGTTCATGGACGGCATCGGGGTTACGCTTTTCAACGTCTTGAGCAATAAGACCAACTTGCGCGTTGGGCTCGCCCTTGTAATTAAATTTATAAATGTTTTGGCCATCAAACGTCTTACCAATTGGCTCAATATTTTCTTTGGCACGTTCATCCGAAAGATTGCCAAACAAACCCATAGGTTGCGTTGTTGTCGTCGTTGAACCAGACAATGCACCAGTGCCTTCCGCAATATTGGCCAAAAATTGAGCCACTTGAAAAGGATACGCCTGTTGTTGTTGGAACTGATTATAAAGAGCAGACAAGCCAGCTTGCTGCGTCTGTTGGCCGAGCGTACCAGCGCCAATCTGCGCTTGAGCTCCAGCAAGACCTGCGGCCTGTGCGCCAGCGCCAAGAGCGCCGTATTGCTGTCCGGCAGCTAATGAAAGAGGAACGCCTTGAAGTGCAGCATTTTGAGCTGCTGTTCCTAAAGCGCCATATTGGTTAGCGCCCGCCATTCCTTGACCAGCAATATTTGCAATGTTGCCAGCGCCTTGAGATTGAGCAAGACCAGCATTAATAAGAGCCTGTTGTGCTTGACCGCCAAGCTGGCCGTATTGATTCGCCAAAGCGCCTTGCTGCGTTGCAATATTTGCTTGCTGCCCAAGACCAGACATATAATTTTGAGCCGCAGCTTGATATCCTTGGTTCGCCATTTGGCCGAGCGTTTGCCCCATGGCAAGGTTTTGCTGACCCATGAGAGCCGCTTGGGCAATATTTCCTCGGTCACCACCAAAAGCACCTTGGCTAATTGCATTACCCTGCAATTGCTGTTGTTGTTGTTGGTTTTGGTTTTGCAACATTGCGGCGGTTGAACCCATCGCATTTTGCAAATAAGGGTTCATATATCCTTGAACGCCTTGTTGATAATTTGGGGCATTATAACCTTGAGAGATACCACCCAATTGATTGGCAGCTCCCATAGTTCCAGCTTGTGCAGTTTGATAAGAAGGTTGCGCGGCATAAGTAGCTTGTTGCAACGGGGTCATTGCTGCGCCAGCTAATCCGGCGGCTTGCTGGTATTGTGGCAATATTCCAGCGGCAATTGTTTGTGCACCTTGAAAATAAGGCTGCGCTACATTTTGCCCCCCTTGAATGGCTTGCATTGCGGCATCAGTTGCTCCATAGCCAGCTTGGTAACCCGGCTGAGCAGCATTGGCGTATTGATTAATCCCCGATTGCCCCGCTTGTTGTTGAGCATTTAACTGAGCGACAAAAGCACTAGGATCAGTTGAATATTGTTGAAACGGCGTTCCAGCGGCTTGTTGGGCTTGAGCATTAACAGAATTATATCGCGCCAGAACTTCTGGTGGGATCGTAACCTGATTTGTTGATTGTGAGGTTTTCCCGCCCATTTTAGTGCTCCGTCATCGTATGATGGCCTGTATTGGCCCCATACAGAAAAAATGCGCCGCTTGGCTTGCCAAATTGCCGCTCATAAAGACGCACTTTTGCTTCCGTGCGATGATTGGAAAGAACGCCAATAATTAGTGGAATACCAAGGGAATCGGCGACTTGTTTTGAAAATTCGCATAATTGACGAGCTCTACCACCTTTGGCTGAGCGGAAATCATGGTGGATAAAAATAGCTTTTTCTTCTAAAACCGGATTGTCGGAATACCACATAGCTCCGACACGAAGAAGAACAACGCCCTCAATTGGGCCATTAGGCTGACCAATGGCGCCGATCAGGCCATGATCTCGATGAAGAGCCGGCCAAATTTCAGCCAAAAGTTTTTGCGGATTAGGATCGACAAAACCGTTTTCATCACAAGCCGATAAAGCAAGATCCATGATCTCATGGACGTCATCGGGTACAGCAACGCGAATCTTTAGCTCAACGGTCATTGCTTAATCCTTCTTAGGGCCAGGCAGTTTTTGCAGGGTCTTAATTGTTTTGCGACGCATTTTTTTCACAAACTTATCAAGCTCTTGGTGGCCTCTATCGAGACTGCCATTGCCAATCCTTATCACATCTCTTGGATGAATAACATATTCGCCGCCGGCTGCAACGATAGGCACGGGCTTTACTTCACCGCCATGTGCTTTGTGCGGCATTTCCATCCCGTAAGGTGCAGAAGTTGCGCCGTAAACATTGCCGGATCTGCCATAAGGCGTTCCGCCAAATATTCTTCTGGCGGCCTTAAATCCCGCCATTGTGTTGCCTTCACCCATCGCCGAAATAATGTCAGCGGGAATAACGTAAGAGCCAGAGTGAACGTGCATAGGAAGATGGTCAGTACGACCCGCAACAGGGCTATGAATAGGGCCGCTAAAGAGCTTTGGAACCTTTTGAGTTTTTGGCGGGTGCATAAATTTAGGCATAGGTCCGCCAAATGCCTTGGTATGACGAGCCGTATCTAATGCTGCTGCTATCGCTTGGTCTTTAGGATGACCCGCATGGATCATCTCGCTGATGTTGTGGCTGATTGTTTTTTGAGATTTACCGTGTGCTAATGGCATGACGACCTCAGCTATACGACACGGCAACAATCATGCCTGTTCCTGGAGTAACGACAATACCCTTGTTGACGGGCATATTAATAGTGTAGATGCCAACCGTGTTAGGGATAATGGCAAGGCGAAAGCCTGTTACGGCGGTTCCAACAGAATTGGCATCATATATGGTTCCAGTGGTGGACCCCGCGACAATAACACTTACTTTAGCAACCCAGCCAATTGTCGTTGCAAAATACGTTGTCGCGCTAATTTCGTATGTATTAACAGTACCAGCAATGTTTTGTGTTGTGTGATTTAAAGCGTTGATGCCCTGTACGCCGTTTTTTTGTGTGGTGAGAATATCATCTAAGGATGCGATGGTAGCCTCCTACTTGACTAATGTCATCTGAGATGACATATTGTTGGAATGGAAAATGAAATTACAGCAAGCCGCGTTCTTGAACTTCTGGACTATAATCCAGAAACGGGAAATTTTACATGGAAAATTAATCGCAGAGGTAGACGTCAAGCTGGAATGTCTGCTGGATGTATTCACCCAAATGGGTATGTTCGTATTAGCATTGATTATCGTTTGTATAATGTTCAAAGATTGGCTTGGCTTTTTATAACTGGAAAATGGCCTGATAAATTGATTGACCACATTGATGGCAATCCTTCTAATAACCGTTTTACTAATTTGAGAGAATGTGATCACATTCAAAATGGCGCTAACAGAAAAATGTCCTCTGCCAATAAATCTGGCTATAAAGGTGTTTCTAAAGTTAAAGCGACTGGGAAATGGGGGGCGTGGATAAAGGTTGCAGGAAAAAGTAAAAATCTTGGAAGCCATTTCAACACCCCAGAAGAAGCGTACGAGGCTTACAAAAAAGCGTCCAACCAAATGCATGGGGAATTTGGCCGCCATTAGAACCTCCCGTCAATCTGATATCGGTATCTGATTGCACCCAAACGCCAGAACGTACCAACATCGTTTGATGATATATTAAACGCCATAAGACGCGCTCTAATGCGAACGGAAATGTATTCAGTTGCTTGTGTCATTGTGTAAGGACCATACGCCACTGGCGTATCGCCGGGGTAATTGGTAACGTAAAATGTAATTTGCACCGTGGCATTAGGGTTACCAGAATACGTTCCCCATTTCATATCCGGCCAAATTTGATCAATAAAAATTAAGTTATCGGCTTCGTTAAGCTCAAAATAACCTGTTTGGAAAGACGACAACATGGCAGTAGTTTGATTGCCATTAGCCGCATCGTTGCCTACCTCGTGCTGATATAAGTAATTATCAGACCCAGCACCAATAGGAGGCCCAAGGACAGATTGATCAATCCAAGCAGTACGACCCAAAGTCCCAAAATCCCACTGCTGGAGAACCGTATTGTATTTAACATAGCTATCATTCTCGGTGGACGATGCGGATGGATAATACCATGTAATTTCATTAAACTGACTGTTTACGCCACAAGCAACCTTATAAAGATACGATGTATTGATATTTTGAAAAATCACGTCCCAGACAGGGCATGGAATAGATTGAGGCCCAGACCCCATGCTCATAAAAAATTGTTTCTGCGACATCCAATAGATAGCGCCGTTCAACTGACCTGTGCAGTGCCTTGATATTGCGCCGCAGTTTGATCCAATTTTGTTGAACCCGTAAACGAACGGAGGCCCGATGTATTGCATCGCCCAAAGGTCCAAATCCGTCCATAAAAGACCTTGTTGTGGCCCTTGAATACCCGCAACTATCTTAGAACCCGTTGGGATGCGATAAGACCCTGCCTGATTTGTCGGTGTTGCATTCCATTGAGTAAAGTCCCCAATGTCAGACCAACGGATAAGGAGAGGATCCGGCGATAGCGTAAACGACGATCCATAAGCAATAACTTGGCGCTCAGGCATTGCCACAAAAATACCGCTGTTAACGAGGGGAGCATTGCCGCCAACAATTTGAGCTGTTTGAAGTTGCCCACTTGGATCCCAATAATAAATTGCTCCTCCGGCTGGACAGGCAATAAGATCTTGTCCAAAGTTATCGAGCGTCCAGTCAGTTGTTGTAATTGGCGTACCGGGTACACTGGGTTGTGTTGTGCCGACGCCGAAGCCGCCTGTTCCATAACCGCCAACGCCAAAACCTGTACCTGCGGGCTGTGGGCCTAAGGCAATATAAAACGTCGATTGAATTTTACCGTTATTAATATATGCACTTGCGCCGGAAGTGGCAGTATTTTGCGCCGAAAAAGTAAATACGCTTGTCGATGTAACGGAAGAAACCGTATAAAGCCCCGATAACGTAATACCACCAACCGCTGTTGGTACACCAATATAGAATTGATTTCCAACGCCGTATCCATGATTGGCTAATGTAACCGTTACAATTTGAGACCCAGATGTTGTGGTAAAATAATAAGAAACGCCAGGGGTATAAGGCGAAGCAAAAGCATTATTGGATGCAAGAATTGAGTAATTAGCGCCGTATTGGATAGTGCCAGAAACCGTTTGCGAGCCCGTAGCCGTGCTTGCAAAAGACACAGACGTTGTGGATGATGCCGTAACAACCCAATTACCGTTATAAGCGGATGGCGTGACGCCGCTTATTGAAATGATTGATCCTACAGGTGGCGCAGCGGATTGCGCCGGAAACGTAATTGTTGCCGTAGTTCCCGTTCCGCTTGCAGTGCTTGTCGCAGCAGTTACAGCAACGGAAGACGAATAAACCGGATAAGGCCCGTTTAAAATCAAGCCACCAACTGCAACAGGCGTGACATAATCAACGTAATCTAATGTTGACGCGATAAGGCCGTAATCAACGACTTGAATGACGTTAGATCCGTTGGTTGCAGTGAAATTAGGCGTTGAATTGGTAACGGTAGTTTGGGGCGTAATGTTGATTAAGTTTCCGCCCGTTAACACATCCAAAGAAGATTCAGCGCCAATGCCAAGATGGTTAATAGCATTAAGATCGGCCCAACCTTTAAGAGCGCGGATTTTTGAATTTATAGCTGAAGTATAATAAGCAATCCAACCGCCAAGTTTTTGCGCTAGACCATAGCCGTTACGTTCGGGCAAAAATCGAACAAGTTGAGATGATGAATACGCTGCTTCATTCAACGCAGGGGTTGTGTTTGTTTCGACGCCTGGTTTTAATTTAATCGTGTTATGGGGCATAACTATCCCCTATTTGGCGTAGCAGCCGGCGCTGGCGAATAAGACGACCATGCCGAAGCTTCAAATTTTTTCCTATTTTCTTCAATTAGGGCGCTTGTTTTTAGCACCTGATATTGATTTTCATAACTTTGGGCCATTTGCGGATCATCATTCATCCGGCCAAAGTTTCTTTGATAAGCTGAAATATAAATCATAGATGCCATAATCATTATGTCCGGCAAATATGTAGAAATAAACGTAGTTGTATTGGTGGCAGATAAGGGGGCGGATCGAACAGTTCCTGTAAGGCGAACAGAATAGTTTGAATCCGGTATGGGCCCAACAATCATATTTTGAGACGTGAGTCCGGTAGTGGCCGAATCGCCACCATAAACAGCAAAATATTGAGGAAGTCCCGTAGTAGACCCTGTGCCATAGACATTTTGAATGTATTCTTTTGTTACTGGCAAAAGAGCAGAAGAATTGCCAGATCCGTCAATAACTTCAAATGTTTCCATAACCACAAAAGAAGATGTCGGGATCGTCAAAGTTCCATTACCTGACGTAAAAGAATAAGACGAGTTGCTGATTTGGGTCGACAGGAAGTCAAGGTCACGCTGCATCCTCAGTTCGGCGTAAGAAATCATCTGAGGCAAAATGATTTGATAGTTGGTGTCCGTTGTCGGAACCACCGCCATTGTCGCTATCTGCTGG